ACTCTGACCACCGGCGGTGCTGCTGCACAGTATGTGTGTCCAGGTCTGTTGTGCCACTTGCCCAACAGTCGTGATCGAGCGTGTCCCGCCGCTGCCCATTANCACAAACTCAACGCTGCCACCGGATACTGTACGTACTTGCACNGTATTGCCTNNGNTCTCCCCCAAGCCGAGCATACAACGGATAGCCGTAGAATCCAGCCACACCCAGGCAGAATACGTGAACGGCCCGTCGGTGAACGGCACGCCAGCATAAAAAAGGGCCGCAAACCCATCGAACGAACGTGACATTACGTCTCCCTACCGAATACGCCCCACAATTCCGCATCTCCAGTCATATTGCCGCCTACGCTGATATCGCGATAAACACGCACCATCGCCAGCTCTCCGTCGGCCCAGCTATCCATGTCTGCACCGTTGGTGAATGCAACCGTTGGATAAACTACCTCGCCCGAGACGGAGCCGGGTGCATCATCGACAGTATTGAAGTCGTAGGTATGGGAGGTATCTACATCCTCCGCGTCATCCTGGATGCGCCGAATCGCCACGCCCCAGCGCACTGTACCGGTCGTGGCAGTCGTCGCCGACCAGGGCAGCGTGATCGTCAGACCGCCGCCATCGTAGCCGCGCAGAATGCACAGGAAATCCAGGTATTCGTTTGCCGAGGCATCGAAATCCCAGACCGGGAAATTCTCCGCTGGGGTCGAGCCGCCAGGGCGCACATCGAACGTCGCGTAGGTCGCCGCTGGCGGCATGATGGAAATGATTTGAACAACAGTATCTCCACTGGCCATAGCTCTACCTTGTTTGTAGGCTCACCGTATCCCTATCGTCGCGATCCCGGTCGCGTCGAACTGGACCGTAAAGTTCCCATTGCTCGATGTCTGGTCGCTGCCGAAATCATTGTAGAGCAAAAGCGGGCTATCGCTTGCCACACCGCCCACATTCAGGTAGATCTCTCCATGCCGGGCGGTGATGCTGGAGCTGCTCCAGGTCTCGTCGGCCGCGTCGAACTTGATATATGCCGTGCCGTACTCCACCCATTCCACGGTGTTGTCCGCCACCTGGTCATTCGTCCCTGTCGGGAAAGATGGCTCGTCCGAAGCTGCCGCCCCGCTGGTCCCCGCCGTGATGCATTTGTAGACGTGCGTGTTCGCCGCTGTGGGTGCGACGATGTCCCCGAGCTGGTAAGCCGTCGCCGGTGCCCAGGCCGGTGCATCGCTGTCCACCACCAGGGCCACGGTGGGGCTCTCCAGGCTATCGCCGCCCGCCACGTAGCCAGTCCCGCTTGCCTCGTCCGTCGCCGGGATGTCGCTGCGATAGATATGCGTGTCCAGGTTGACCGTGTAGGTCGATTGGGTCAGCATGATCTTCAGGTTGCCAGCGTCCCAATCCACCTGGCCGTTGGCCATCGCCACCAGCGCGTTACCGTACCATTGCCATTGAGCCATAATTCGCCTCCTGAATTCTGATCTTCTCGTCCAGCACGTTTCCCATGTGCTGGGCATAGCGTTGTATCGTGGTTAATCTGAGCAGCCCCTCCCGGTCTATTGCCATGTCGAACAGCTTCTCATCGCTGATCGCCTCGCCGTCCCACTGTACGATGTAGTCGATCTTCCCGGCGTAGGTAATGAACTGGCAGTGGTGCGCCGTGGCGTAGGCTTGCAGGCCGTTATATTCGACCAGGTAATCCTTATCATTCTTGGTGTAGATCAATTGGTAAGCGTAATTCCTGCCGATCGAGATGCAGAAATCCCGGTCGTATTCCTCGGGGATGAACCGCCCGATCTTCAGCTTGGCGTTTTTCAGCGCCCAGTTGACCGTGCTCTCCACCGCCCAGCGGAACTGCGTCCGCACCGGGTATCCGCTCACCACGCCGACATTTGGGAAGCCGCGCAGCAAATCCAGTTGTGGTTGCAGCCAGTCGGGGTAGAAATACATATCGTCGTCGCAGATGCATACCACCGTCTCCGGCGGGAAAGCCCGCACGATCGATGATCTGGCCGATGCCTTGCCTACGTTGGGCGCCAGCGTCAGGTAATCGGGCTTGTATTCGTTCTGCAGCCAGTCGCGCAGCTCCGGTCCCGAGCCGTTGTCCCAGATGCAGGTCGCCACCTCCATCCCTGCCCGCTCGCGCATCGTCTTCAGGCAGAGCTGCACGATCTCCAGCCTGTTCGCGTGGTATCCATCGGCATATTTGCCGCCCACGTTCGGCAGGTGCGTGATCGCACAAACAACGATCTTGGGCATGGGCTGGGCTTGCTGCCCTCGCAGTGGGTTATGTCCGCTTCTCATTCCATCTCCAATCGATAGAATTCCGTCACTAGGTAGCTCGTCCTGCCCGGCACGTTGCGGTTGAAGAATTGCACCGGCTCGGCCTTTTTCATGAACTTCAGCCGCTCGATCTGATATTCGGGTCGGTTTGCGTTATCCAGCACCACGATCCCCCCTGGCTTGACGAAGCGCTCCACGTCCATCAGAAAGCGAGCGCGGTCCTCCACCGGCTCGCCGTCGATCAGGAACAGGTCGAATTGCCGCGGCAATTTTGCCGAGGGCGACAGGCGCGGGTAGTTCCCACGGTCCCACAGGATCAGGCGTGCGTTGGAGGGTGCGAGCTTGGCGATTAGCTTGTGCCACTCGCGCTTGGTCTCGATGGCGACTACCTTCTTGACCCGCTCCGCCAGCCACAGCGTCGATCCGCCCGAGCCGTGCTCCAGCACGGTCATATCCGGGCTCAATAATTTCTCCAGGTATGCCGTCACGTCCGGGTGCAGCCAGGGCTTCGCCAGAATGTCGCCGCTTGTTGGGGAAGGTCGCCACCATTCAGCCATTCGATACCTCAACTTCCTTTGTTTCGCTCTCGATCTTCGCCATCAGCAAGGCCTCCTCCGCCTTCTCGCCACCCGCTGCTCTGAGAAGTCGGTCTACCTCGTCCAGCAGGGTGATGTTCTCCTTCATCGCCCCGTTGACCCGCCCCAGCTCGAACGCCGCCTGGACATACGCCTGGTGCGCCTCCGAATATTTCTGGCTCAGTCCATCCAGTTGCGCCAGCTCTCGTTCTTCCTTGACTGCTGCCTCGATGGCCTTCCAGGCGCTGCGCGCCTCGGCCCCCAGAACGTTGACCTGCGATTTGCGTTTCTCCAGCTCGCCGTTGGCCTGCGCTGCGGTCAGCTCGAATTCCTGCCGCGCCAGCATGTGCCAGCCGCTCTCTCGGTCCATCTGCTCGCATTTGAGCAGGTAGCGGTCTACCTCTCCCAGCGCCCCGATGAACATCCCCACCGCCATGATCGCCTCGGTCTGCCGCTTGATCCCGATGAAGTAGTCCCGTGCCGTGGCGACTGCGGCCATGCCCGGCTCGCCGCCGCTCTCCTCCATCGCTTTTTCCAGTGTAACCCTGTGCTGATCGTTGGCCGCTTCTAGCTCCGCATCAGCCTCTGTTTTGCGCTCCAGCAAGATTCCCCGGCGCGCCAAAAGCTGCTCGCGGCCCAGGTAAGCTCCACCCTCGTAGCCGTACAGCGGATCGCTGAACAGGTGGCTCTTTTCCTGGATGTGCACCTGGATGCCTCTGCCCAGCGCCAGACCGATCCAGAAGAAAACTCCGGCTCGTTGCAGGTTGTACTCCGTGTCGCTCTCCATCTCGATCCCATAGATCTCGATCCGCTGGTAATTCTTGTGTATTGCAAGCGCCAGGGCGAACGCGGGCGAGCTGGTTAAGAAGCGCTTCATCGCCCGCCCCTTCGTCAGCCCGGCAAGGAATCGCTTGCAGATTGCCTCTAGCGGGTAGCTCCGGCTGGCGGGCACTTCCTCGTAGCGTTCCAGCATCCAGATCGGATAGGGGTGCTCCTGGCGCATCCATTCCGGATATTTCGGGTCGTTGCGGTTCAGCGGGTTTTTCCACACCGGCGCGGCGTGCATCTGGAACACGCCGTCCACCCGCTTCGGCCAGCCGATCGATGCACTTTCGTTGAATAACCAGATATCCACGCCCTTGTCGTGCCAGGGCACGCCATCGCGAGTTAGCGTGTGGCTGCCCACGATGGCCACTGTCTTCGAGCTGACCTGTTGCCTGCCATTGCGCCTATTCCTCATCGGCTTCCTTTCTGGCCTTTGCCCGGGGGGCCGGAGTAAAGAGAGAATCCCCGACCCCTCAGGATGATTAGCCATGCCAATCTGGCTATGTGTCGAACCTCGGCTCAACGATCACGCCCACCCAGTTGTAAGCGTTGGCCGCCGTCCCGCCCATCGTCAGATAGGCGCGCAGGTAACGCTTGGTCGCCGTCACCCCGATCTGTGATGCGCCCTCCGAGCCATCAAGCACCTGGGTAAAGGCCGCCCCGCTGATATCCGAGAAATCCGAATCAACGGTCGTGCCCGATTCCTGGAACTTGCAGTCGTAGGTGTGGTCGGTATCGGTGGCTGGTCCGAGGTCATAGTTGACCCATACGCCAGTCATTTCACGCACGCCGACGTGCATATACGGTCCCAGGTCGATCTCGTTGGTCGCCGCCACGTCGGAATCGCTCGTCGAGGCGTAGATTTGCACTAAAACCCTTTTTCTTCCCATTTCATCACCTCCCGGCAGTCACTCTGCCGCATTAAGTCGAGTTGACCGTCTTCAACAGGCTCAGGCGGTATGCTTCCACCAGCTGCCCGCCCACGCGCTTTTTCGCCAACAGCAAGACCTGGTTGGTCTCCGCATACAGCTCGTCCAGTCTCTGGATCGAAAGTCCGACGCGGTCCACCACCGCGTAGCCGCTCAGATCGCCGAACACGAGCGGGTGCGTGGTCGTGATGGAGGCGCTGCTGATGTTGTCCATGAACTCATCGCGCACCACAGGGAAGCCCAGCAGCTCGTTGGCTGCTACGCCGAACCCTCCGACCAGCGCCTTGACCGGCCAGATGTAATCGCTGTCAGCGTCTTTCAGTTTGCGGATGTATTTCTCCGTGGCCTTGGTTATGAACACCCGCGCGTTGCGCTCGTATTGCGCTGGCAGTGCGTAGATCACGTCGATTACCTCGTCCGCATCGATAGCATTGGCCGCCGCCGCGGTCTGTACCTGAGCGTCGAAGTTGGTCGTATCGCTGGCGTCGTTGATGATGCCGCGTGGCTGCCCCGCGCCGGTGCCGCTCCAGAACGCCGCATTCTCGCCCAAAGCGAAGGCTTCGCCCAGCAAATCGGACGAGATGCCCTGCACGTCGAAAGCTGCATCCATTAGCAGGTCGTTGCTGAGCAGTTGGCTGGCCATCGCCGTGTTGACCGGGATATTGAATTCGCCGAATACCTGATCAGTCACTCGATGGACGGTTGCCGTGGAGGGTGTTTCGCCAGTCCAGGTCAGGCGAATGCCCGAGGTGTACTGATTGTCTGTGGTGTATTTGATGCGTGGCCATTTGACTGCATCGCGGCTGGTGGAGATTACCCGCGCGAATTGCCGCACGGTCGCCATCGTGGCGATCTTTTTCAAGATGCTGCCCTGCATGTCTTCCGGCACCAGATAGCCGCCCGCCGAATCGACCGCCTCTTGCAACAGTTTGCGGTCGTCCGGGCCAATCTCGCCCTTGCCCTTGCGGATATACGCCTCGAAGGCAGAGGCATAGCCCTTCATCTGCACGGCCATGGGAACGTGATAGCGGATCTCTTTCTTTTCCACGCCGAACGGTGTGAGCAAGGCAATCTCGAAAGAATGCCAGGCTTTCACATCTACATCCGGATCGCCTTCACCCGGTCCGGCTGGCCGCCAGCCGTGGTGTGCCGCCTTCGTGCCCGCCGGTTGGTCCAGGTACGCGTCCGCGGCCTGGATGCGCTCCTGGTGGTCGATCTGGACCTTGATCTCATCCGCCCCCCCCAGCAGTGCTGTGATCTCGTCCGCGGCCTCCTTGCTCAGCGGCTGGTCGCCCGCCACCTCGGTTTTCTTTTTGGCTTCTGCGATCTTGGCCGCGTAAGCCTTTTTCAGTTCCTCTAGCGTTTTCATGTTCTCACCTCACTGAAAGTAAAATTGGATCTCGCTCGTAAATGGAAAGCTGGAACTTCAATCTCTCAGTGAGTGCCCGCAAACTTTCGTCGTCGGGCGGCTCGGCTGCCAGGATTGCGTGCAGCTCGTCAAGGGCGTTTTTCAGGCGCCCCAATTCCTGTTTGGATAGGTATTTGATCTCGTCCAGGTTGATGATGCTGGCAGTATGCGCCAGTTGGGTCAGGCTTTTCTCGGGCGGCTCTTTGTCGAATTGTTTGTAGTGTTTGACCAGGTGGTTATACACGCCGTCCATGTCCGCCGAGGGGATATCCACCCCGCCGCGCGCCCCCATCAATGCCCCCATTGCCGCCGAGCAGCCTCGCCAGACCGCCTTGCCGATGCCGCTTTTGCCCGCTTTGTGATGCGGCAGCTTGCAATCGCCGAACTTCTCGGGCGGCATGGCCGCCACCCAGGCGTAATGCCCGGCGATGCGCCGCCTCTCCGCATCCGATAGATCGCCCCAGCTCTCATCCGTGAAGTCGGATAGCGTCGGCGCACTCCACTCCGTGTCCTCATCCGCGGTCCCGGTGTCTTTGTAAGGCACCGCAGCTTTGCTGGCGATGGTCAGCTCGTTGGCTCCCCAATTCACATCGGAGATATCCCATAGACGTATCTCGCGCAGATTGCGCACCAGGAAGCCTTTGCTATCTCCATCCTCGAGCTCTTCGAAGTCAAACTTGACCGGGGTGTAGCCAAAGCTCATCTGGTTGAGCGCCCCGGCCTTGATCCCCGCCAGGATCTCGTCTCCCCGCGGCGTTTGTAGATATTCGCGCTCCACCTCTAGCCCCCCGGTCACTTCGGGATGCTTGGCTTTCAGGTCGTCCGGCAGCCCCCCCCGTCCGACCTCGTTCAGGCTCTTGATGGCCGCGGTCGGTGGTGACCATTCATCATGCATCCAAAGGTGGCGTACGCGGGCCAGATTTTCCTGGATCGTTTTCTTGAATGCCCCTTTGAAGATCCGGTCGCCGACCACATCAACATTGCCGAATAACGCCGCGATCCCGGTCACCGTCCGGTCGTCGATCGCCTTCGTGTAAGCCTCGAAATTTTTATGCTCCATATTGGCCTCCGATATTGGCCTTATCCCTGTCCCGTCATCGTATCCTCTCGAACAGCCAGACGCTGAATGCAATCAATGCACCGCCGATCAATAAAGTCAACATGAACGATACAATACCTTCAATCATTTCAATCCTAAGAGCTCCCGCAGCCCCTGCCGGTAGATCTCGATCACCTTCTGCCGCGCCTCTCTCACCACCTTGTGCAGCGTCCACCACCTGCCCTGGTGCATCCAGGCTTGCGGCCCGCGGCTGCCCACTCGCTTCTCGCTGATCACCCACGGCGAGTAAACCGTCGGCGATCCGATCAGGCCCACAACGTCAATTCCAACAGTTCGCACTTCCGTAGTAATCTGCCTGCCCAGTGTGCCCGTGCGCCGGTAGGATGATCCGATCGGCTTGGGCGGGTAAGGCGGCACGGTCGAGTGGACATATATCACTGCTTTCTGCGTGGCGCGCAGTTGGTAAGCGCGGATGCCGCGCGCGATCCGTTCTATCTCTCCGCTTGCCCGGTCGATGATGAAGATCCCAAACTCGGCCATTACATCTCCACGGATGGTTGCAGCCAGCACCGGCAGTTCACGTGCGCTGGAGGCGTGCTCAATCCGAGCCCGCCTATCTCGGTCGTAAATCCGTTGCTCTCCAATTCCACCAGCATTCCATCCAGCGGCAGGCAGATCGGGCAGACCAGCTCGTCCTCCGCCGTCATCCAACGTTTCCCTACTACCACGCCCGATTCCCGCCAGGTCGCCAGGTTGCCCTCGGCGTATGCTCTGGTCACCTCGGTGACCGCGATCATCTCCGCCCGCACTATCCCGAACATCGGTGCGATTCCCTCGATCAGGCTGTCCAGCGGAGCGCCGCTCTCGATCCATTCGGCGATCTCCGATTGCAGGAAGCGCCGCGTCGTCTCGTTGATCCCGCGCACCAGCCCAAAAGTGTAGCTGCGCGACCACTGCGTAGCAGCCTGGTTGACCAGCGCCCAGTCTACACCGATCCCCATAGTCAACAGCCCGTCCAAAGCCGCCTGCGCCCCGTCCAGCGCCGCGGACCGGACCAGCGGGAACAGGATTGCGAAGAGCAGGTCATCCTCATTCTGCCAGTCGAGCAACTTGACCGAAAAATTAACCGGCAATTTTGCCGATTCCGTTATTGGCAGTGACATCCTCGATCACACGCTCCTGTTGTTCCTTAAACCATGCCGTCATCGCTGCCCTGACCTTGCGCTCGTGCCTGCGCCGCTCGTCGTCGTCGGGCGCGTTGGCTGCCGCCTTGCCATATTTCCCGCCCACCAATTCCTCCTCGCTGCCCGTTCCATTCCCTGGCGCCGTCCCCGGCGATGGCAGCGCGGGCATCGCCAGGCCCTTCTTTTTCTGTGGCACCTCGTACATCTGCAAAGTGTAGATATATACGTCACCCGCCGGGCCGATGGTCTCCATCCCCACCTCGCGGTAAAATTCGTTTTTACTGATCGCTCCTGCCCGCAACGCCTCGGTCGCCCGCTTCCACTTGGCATCCGTCTCTTCCTGAAAGGCGCGCACCTTGTCCAGGTTCCAACTCACCTCGTACTCTTTGTCTGGGTCGAACCTGCGCAGCAGGCGGTCCAGCACGTCGATAAAGTTCTCGTACATCGGCATCAGTGTGTCTTCCCACCAGCCGCGCCGCGCTTCTTTGTAGTTGGCGTACGTCGAGCGGTCCAGCCCCACCTTCGCCCCCACCAGGATCGGCGGCACGTCGAATACCATGCAGATGCGCGCCTCCTCCCTCGCATCCAGCACGTCGAAGCCCATCTCCTCGAACGACCAGGCGATCTTCTGGTATTCCTGGTCCCGGTCCAGGATCGCCGGTTCGAGCCAGTTGCTGCGCCCCCCGTAGCGCTCGCGCCAGCGTCGGCGTGTGTCCGTGATCGCCGTATCGGTCAGCACCTGGGTGGTCTTCAGCAAACCTTGCGGCATGCCTCCATGCTCCCAGGTCAGCTTGATGTGGTCGGTGGCCGCGTTGTCGATGTCGCCCGCTCGCGCCGCCACCGCCACCGGAGGGAACACCGTGAAGCGGTTGAGTGGGTCGAATATCGGGAAGTCGAGCATTTGCGAAGGCGGTAGGTGCTGGTCTTCCATCCCCGGCACCTCATAAATATATTCGGCGACAACCGGGCGCTTTTCCCCCGGCATCACCCGCAGCCGGTTTGGGATCAGCGGCCACAGTGCGATCGGCAGGCCTCGGTTGTTCAATTCGATCTCGTAAGCCGCTCGCCCCGCCAGCTTCTGGAACATCACCACGCTGCTCCATAAGTCCGACTCGTTCATGGTGTCATTAGGGTGATGAATCAGATCCAGGAATGGATGTTCGTTGACGAGCTGCTTGTCCCGTTTGCGCCTGAGCTGGACGGCGAGCTGCGATGCGCTCGCGCTCGCCTTATTGATGCAGGCATAGATCAGCTCGTTGCGCCGGTAGCCCTCCCGCACCAGCGTCTCGTATTTGGCGCTGGTAGCATAATGCGGCTGCCTGCTCTCCCACGATGGGCGCAGCGCTGCCACGGTCGATTTGCCGTTCAGGATGAAGCGCAGTCCAGGGCCAAGCCGTCTGACGAATGACATCTACACCTACACTCCCTTGAATGGTTCTCCGCTCTGGTCCAGCTTGCTGTATGCCCCGCTGGACGCATCCACGTCATCCTTGAACCGACCCATCGGGAACGCCACGTGGTTCTCGATGTAGACTTCGTTCCACCCGCCCCGCACCAGCCGCACGATCCCCGCCTCCAGTGCGCTGCTCCATGGACCGGCGCGCACTTCCTTGGATCCGGTGACCGTCTCGAAGTGTGCCTCGAACCCCCCCCCGCTCAGCTTGGCGTTCGTCGCCTGGGCGCTGTCCTTCCCGCTCGAGCCCGGCTCCTGTTCGTGCCAGAACACTATGTGCCCCGGTCGATGTTCCCTATCCAGTCTGGCCGTCTTCAGCATCTCCTCCTCGCGCTGGTGCATGCTCCATTGCCCGCGGCTGACGTGCTCCACGTAGATTAGCCCATCTAGCCCCTTGCTCATGCATACTCCTGATGAGAATGCCCCACCTCCCGCTGTCGACGCCTTGTCCCAGTAGCGCACGCGTGAAACCACCTCCCGCGGCGGCTGTTCCACGATCACGAACCAATCCCGCCGGAATAAATTCCCCGCCCGGCTGTACGGCCTCTGCTGATACAGTGCCTCCCAGTCATACGAGCCGACGCTTGCCCGGATCGTCTCCAGCACTCCCGCTCCGTACATCTCCGGCCACAGCGCGTCCCCCCCTTCCCTTCCCAGCGCGTCCCGCTGATCCACCCACACTCCGTTGAGCAGCTCGTTGTACCGGTATTTCTCCCAATCGACCCCCTCAGGCGGCCTGGGCGCTTCCCAGATCGCGGGTAGGCTGAGCACGTGCCACCGCTCCGAGCGCGGGTTGGTCGCCATCCCTCGCAGGATCCGCCCCGCCCAATCATCCGCGTGCCATCTTGTGAACATCCCGATCGCCGCGCCCCACGGCCTGAGCCGGGTGCGCGCCGAGCTGGTCCACCACTCCCACACGTCCCGCCGGTAGGTCTCGCTTTCCGCTTCTTTACGGTTCTTGAAGGGGTCATCGATGATGAATAAATAGGCCGGTTTTCCCGTGATCCCACCGCCCACCCCCGCCGCCACCAGCCCGCCACGGTTCGGCGCCGCCAGGTCCCAGGCTTCCACGCTCCG